CCATCCTGATTCAGGCGCTCAAGGATCTCGTGCTCATTGGCCTTCAGTAGCCACAGGAGTCCTTCTTTCTTTTCTTCTACTCGCGTGATTTCTTTATCTGCTGTTTGTTTACGTGCCATGAAAATACCTCCATACCAGTATGGTCTTAAGTCAGCGCCGCCATCGTGATCGGCAGGTGTTCTAGCATGATGTTCTGAGCTCCCTGGGCGATGTCGCGATGTTCTAGCTGCGTATCCGGACGTGTCCTCAACTGCACATAATGAATCCACGAGCGGATGCTTCCGCTCATGTACATCGTGGTCGGTGTGCACAGCGGCAGGACCATGCGAGCAGTCTCCGCAGACATGCCATGTGCGATGAGATCGCGATACACATCGGTCGCAAACTCGATTGATGACCCGACCAAATAGAGCGCGTCCTGCTGCTCCTTGGTCAGTTCTTCTATCTTCGGTAGTGGGAGGCTGGATTGACGATTGTGAGCGCCAGCGAGGCGCATCTCTGGAACCTCGATGTCCTCGACCACGGTGGCGTATCGTTGGGAAAACTCTTGGAAACTGAACGACCGATGTCGGAGCAGCTGCGCGGCGATGGCTCTCGTGGTCTTGACCTCGATGCACATCGACGCCATTTCAAAGATTGACCAGTGTCCGTGACCGACGCAGTATCTCAATAACCTCGTGACGTCAGGATTGTCCTGGTTCGCTGGGTTCGATACTCGAGCGCAATACCCGATGACTTGCTCTGCTTCCGGTGTGATCCAGATTAGCTTTGTCATAATTTGATTGCCTTTTTTGTAAGGTTGTCTAATAGTTGCTCTGCAATATCTTCAAATCTGTCGATTGGTTTTTCATGACCATCGTATACAACATCATCCCAAGTAACTTGGCGTGTAGAACTGTCGTAGGTTCCGCATTTCCAATCATCAGCAAGTAGTTGTTCTATGCTTGTATATATTGTTGGAACCTCATTACCACTTGGGCCAGCAATGTGTTGATAAACCTCTCCTTGATAATGTAAATCCCTTAATCTTATAAACTTACATCCCGGACGTGCAATCGCTTTTCCGTTCAGTAATGCACGAATAGCTCTGTCGTATGTCATTGTTTGACCTTCGCCTTCTGTCGTTCCGCTCTACACCTCTCGTTATAGTCACTCATTACAGACAGACTCTTCGCTAAATATATGCGAGTGTAGCGTCCAAACAATGGCCACTGTTGGTTGATTTCTTTCCATGCCATTGAATGCCACTGATGCAATGGAATCCTGTCCTTCATGTCATGACAAGCGGAACAGCACGGAACAATGTCCGTGCCTCCGTTTCGTTCAGGTATTGGCATGTGATCGCCAGTTATCTTCGCGGAGTGACAGTACATCACTCCGCAGTAGAAACATTCAGACGTCATGCGTTCGGGTCCTCTTCACCGATAACAAAGTGTGACCCGTTGTGATAGCCAGGTATCGGCTTCGGTGTTGGTGCGAGCTTACGCAGAGTGGTCTGCTGTGGCGGTCCTGGCTTGATCTGTGGCCGTGCCTGTTGTGCTTGGATCGCTCCATTGCCATCGTCATCCTCATCGGATGCGAGCGAGAGAAGCGCACTGAGGCTGTAGCGTCGACCATACGAGAGTGCGCTGCCGAATCCGTGGCTGGTCTGTTGCATCACAGGAACCTGCACGACGCCAGCGATCCACTCACCTGAGCTGTGAATGACACGGCTCTCGACCATGATGCTGGTGCTGTGCTCACCGTCGATGGTGTCCAGCACCGACTGCACGACGAACAGACCATGTTTAGCCATCACTGGTCGCACGACCTCCATGATGGCATCGAGTGAAGTGTACTTACTTCTAAAAGCAGGATTCGTGCTGTCCTTGATGATAGGCCTGATTTCAGCCTGGGCCTTGACCAGCGCTGGTGCGATTGCACCGATTGTTTCCGACATTGTCATTTCGTTAACCCCTTGATTCTTAATCCTGCCCTGTTCAAAGCGTCTCCAAACATCTGAGACCATGTCATGTTGCGATGCTCGATGATGTCTCCAGCGTACGTGTACAGGCGCCAGCGGCGCAGCTCCTCGAGCACGGGTCGCAGTGCAATCACAATCGCTCCCCATTCTTGACGCTGGTCGAGATGCGCCAGGCGCAGCTGGTCATGGATGACAGCGAGACTGTCATACATCGATGCGCGTATCTGACGCGCCCATTCGACCTGTCGCTGTGATCCAGTCATCACAATGGTGCGTGGCCGAAGCAGAATCTGCATCTGCGTCCAGTGATCGTCAGCTGCTTTTTGTGTGCTGCACATCATGCAGACTCCGAGCGTCGACGCCATGAGGCGCATCTTCGCCTTCATGTCGCCCGTCGTATATCCAAACGTGTGAGTCTCAGTGTGTCCACACTTCCACTTCATTTCTATTCGTTCGTCCATCCTGTCCCCCTTAGTTTCTGGCTTTGATGCAAACGTCGCCCATGCCAAAGATGATCACATCATCCTCGACACGAATGTCATCGTCTTCGCACTCTTCGATGGCATCGATGGCCTCATCAAGATCGATGTTATGCAGTCCGGAAGGGCTGCTAAGTTGAATCGTCAAACCCTGCTCGATGAACCACTTGACCGTCGCGATAGCTGAACTTTTCATTTTCCTAATCCTTCGTCGTGATGTCCAATCACATCAACATCCTAGCACGGGTTGACATACTGTGTCAACTGTGTGTATAACGATGGCATGATTTACGGACATACACAGATGGATATCGCTGAGAAACTCGGTATCCACAAATCGGTAGTGTGTCGGATGCTCTCCGGCGCTCATGCTGTCAGACATTCGACCGTCAAGCGCCTCGCTGAGGCAATCGGTCGCAGTGAGTACGAAGTACAGCTGTGGATCCTGTGCAAACGTGCAGGTCAGACTCTCCCGCAATAGACAGATAGGACTAGGACAAAACAATGGACACAAGAAACATCAAACTTACATGCATCGAATGCCATCGCACGAACTCCGTGCCTTATGGTCGTGGTTATCGAATCTGCTCAATCTGCTCACAGCGTGAGCTCAAGCGCGAGCAACGTAAACGAACACAGCGCCGCATCCAGATGGTCGGGACATTCGTCCTGGTCGTTGGTGCTGTCTGGTTCTCGTGTCTGGTAGCAAGCGACTGGAACACGCCGGACTCACCAGATCACCGTGCACACCAGGCGATGCAAGCTCGTGACTGACGCCATCAATACCTGGTCACAGTATCGAGGCAGTAGACGCACGAGCACCACTGGACTCCTGACGCCCGAGGAGGAGTTCTTCTTGGGTCGAATGGTCCAGGCTGGCACTGACAAAGACAAAGACAAAGCGACTGCTGAGTTCGTCAATCACAACGTCCGCATGGTCAGCGCAATCGCCAAAAAGTTCAGGGGCCGTGGATGCGAACACGAGGACATGCTAACGGATGGCATGCTCGGACTACACCACGCGGTCCAGCGCTATGACCCGTCACTCGGTCACCGCTTCAGCACCTACGCGACCAACTGGGTTCGCCAGGCTATCGGTCGCGGCATCGAGAGCCGTGGTCGAGACATTCGTCTACCATCACACGCCATCGCGAAACTGTCTCACATCAGAGTGTCGCGCCAAGAGTACATCGTCAAGCACGGTGAGACTCCAACACCGGCGGAGCTGCTGGTGTACGTCCGTGAAGTCGTGCACACTTACCCGCGATACCTGCACAAGCAAATCGAATCACTCGATGTGAAGTCGCTGACAGAGATCCTCCAGCACGATGTGAAGCTAGTCTCAAGCATCGATGAGCCTAATGCCTACGGCCAAAGTCGATACGACTTCATGCCATCAGGTGAACCTCCTGTCGGTGACCGTCTAGACAGAGAGATTCTTTACGCGCAGCTGCGTACGGTCATGGAGGTCCTCACTGACCGCGAGATTGCATGTCTTCGCCTTCGCTTCGGCTTCGATGGTCTCTCTGATGGGCGCTCACTCGAGGACGTCGGAATCCTGATCGGCTACAGTCGCGAGCGCATCAGACAGATTCAGGTGCGCGCCATTGACAAACTTCGGGTGGCTGCTGGGACTGATGTCCTGGCGGAGATATTTGAGAGGATGGAACTTTGAACGAGTCAGAACAGCAGATCGCATATTTCAACTGGTGCCGAGTCATGGCGGGAAGTGATTCGCGCCTCGGCACAATCTTCGCTGTGCCGAATGGTGGCTACAGGTCGAAGGCCACAGGTGGCCGCATGAAGTCCGAAGGACTCAAGGCTGGCGTCTGGGATATCTTCATCCCGGTTCAAATGGGACAGCACTGCGGGATGTGGATTGAAATGAAGGCGAGCAAGAACAAACTGACATCAGGACAGATCGCATTTCGCGAGTCTGTTGGTGATGCTTACCTGTGGTTTGTCGCCTATTCCTGGGACGAAGCAGTCGAAGCGACATGCAAGTACTTAGGCATCGCGAGCGGCATCAATTAACAGCTGTTCGTTGACTTCGTCGGCGAGCTCGATGCTGTGCATCTCACAGATCAGATACCAGACAGCCTTCAACAAATCGTCGGTCTTATCTTCGCCAGGTTTAGAACCTGCGCGGAGAAGGTATTTAAGGGCATTCCCTCGTTTGAAGTCGAGACCATAGGCGTCGATGATTTCGATGGGCTGAATCGGTTGTTTGCGGTAATGTGTCGGGACCTGCTTGGACATGCAGGGATTATAAGGGGTAAGAATGAATCGTGTATCAGAGGCTGTGACTTTCCTGTCATGGCTTTTCGAGCCGTACTCTGATGGCTTCGTCGAGATCCGAACGATGAATCAGGGAAAAGTGCAGATGCGCTTCTGGGAACTGCCACGGACAGTCGACGAATGGACTGGCATCGGCGAAGCGTGTATCCAGTGGAGTGACGCTGGAGATGATGTTTACGTCGGCGTTCTTCCACGCTGGCGAAAAGGAGGAAGGGACAATGACGTCCATACTGCTGGTGTACTTTGGTGCGACATCGATGACCTTGATGGTCTGGATCAGACTGCAACGCTTGAAAGAGTCACAGTCGCGGTTAGATCGGGGAAGGGTCTCCACTGTTACAGGCGACTCAAAGTGGTTGGCATTGGGACTAAGCCAACAGAACAGCGAGAGTTTGTACAGCTGCTCGAACGATGGATGCTCACACTCTCGAGTGCCGCTGACGTCAAGTGCAAGAACCCGTCAAGAATCTTACGAATACCTGGAACTCTAAACTGGAAAAACCGTGAGGCGCCTCGATTGGTGGAACTCGCGAAGTATCCTCCAGAAGCCTCCAGAATCGTCGAGGAGACGACATCCACTCATCCATGGGGCGATGAGTGGTCGAGGCTTTTGATCGCCGCCAAAGCGGGCGACCTTCCAAAGCGCCAGCGGGGTAACTGGAATCTTGGCCAGTACAAACACGGCGACTATCTGCTCTATTGTTTCAATCACACGGTGATCGGCATCGAGCAGATGCGATGTATGGGCATGGTCGCACATGCCGAGGAGTGTCGTACACTCGTAATCACTGCGCTGGACACGCAGACTTTCTTGGACTAGGACTAAAATGGAAGAACTAAGTTTGGACGACCTCCGCGCCATGGTGGCTGGAGACATGGCGACGCATGCTCGCGTCGTGGCAAATGGTGAGCACCACTGGGACAAACTGTGGCAACCTCACCCGGCATCGGGTGGCGCCTTCGGTGGCCGCAATAACGCATTGGTCACACTGCTCGGATTCCTCCGCGCAAAGCGCTACACCATCGACGTCGCGCAGCTTCAAGCGGTCTGGTGGAGTGACACCTATTGTGATCCGCCACTGGACCGCGAGGTCATCCTCGAGACCGTTGGTCGCTTCTGGGCACAATGGGCAGCAGGGACCGTGCCTGATGACCTGCCTGGTGGCCAGACTCTCGCTCCCTGGGAAGTATGGGACTGGACCAGAATGGAGACAGAGGAGGAGAAGCTCGGGAAACAGTCCTGGCTGATTCCTAACATCCTGTCGACTGGTGGACTGCACTATATTTCGTCACCTCCGGGCAGTGGAAAAACGTGGGTGATGTGCGATCTTATTCGCGCCTGTTGCTTTGGTGGCAAGTGGCTCAATGAGTTCGAGATTCCACAGACTCGAGTCCTCTACCTAGATGAAGAGATGGGCGTCCAGAAGGTCCTAGAACGGCTGAGGAAGCTCGGAATGCGCTCGGCTGAGGGAATGGGCTACCTTAACCGTGTAGGCATCAGGTTCGACCAGCCGCTTGATGTGGAGCGAATCGTGAAACATTGCCAGAGTCAGGGTATCGGCCTGGTGCTTATCGACTCACTGGTCCGCATCCATGGCATGGATGAGAATGATAACTCGCAGATGCGTAAACTCTACGATGCGTTTAAGAAACTCCTGGACAATGGAATCACTGTCCTGATCGCTCACCACAATCGCAAGGGCGGCACCGACAGCACAGTCAAACACGAAGGTATGCGCGGCGCTGCGGAGATTGTCGCAGCTGCTGACATGGCGTTCTCTGTTGAGAAGCAAGCGAACGGTCTGTATCGCATGTACGTCACGAAGGGCCGTCTAATCAGCGATGAGGACGCCATCGATGTGACCTTTGAGATCCGCGATGAGGATGGCTTGACAAAGGTCAGGACGCTCGACGCTGGCGCCAGGAGCGAGGTCATAACACAAGAGATCCGCTCAAAACTCATCGAGCTCATCAGTGAAACACCAGGCATCTCACAGGCACGTCTGGCGGAGTTATGTGGCGGTCGAAAATCAGTCGTTGCAGCTACACTCGCGGACCTCGAAGCGAGTCGAATCGTGGCGTTTGACAAGGGTCCACGCAACGCGAAAATGTACCGTCCGACAGGTCTACTTTAGGCGATTCAGTTGTTCCCGCGACCTGTTCCCGACCTGTTCCGCCCTTAAGTATCATAAAACGGGAACAACTGAATAAAACCCCCCTTTGGAAAC